CCCGAGGTTGATCCTCGTGCGGCTCAAGTCCAGCAGGCCCGGCAGGCGCGCTTGACTACGAGTGCTGCTGCCCCGGCTCGAAGTGCGCCACCCCCCGGCCACAAGCCGTCGCTCGAAGAGCGGATTAAGAATCCACCTCCTCCGGGCACCCCTGAGTTTGATTCGTTTCTCGAAGAGATGGATCGAGCCATTGCTCAGGGTAAGTTGAAACTCTAATCGAAATCCCATCTATCAAGGAGGATAGACACTAATGTCTTACAATCAAGGTTTTCTGGCCTACGATAGCGCCAGTATCACCCAGCGCGTTGCTATTTACGCTGTTCCGAACGCTCTTGTCAACGCTGAACCGTGGCTGGTGCTGGACAAGCTGCCCGGTATTACTCGTACCCCGCTGCCTGCCAACAAGTCGGACACGCTTGTGTGGAAGCGTATGCGTGAGATCGAGGTTGACACCAACAGTCTGGTTGAGGGTGTGACCCCGGCTGCTGAGAACTTCCAGCAGGAGACTGTGACCGATAAGGTCGATCAGTACGGTAAGATCATCCGCGTTACCGACAAGATGTACAACTTCCATTCGGACGTTGGCTTCAAGGAGATCGGTGCGGAACTCGGCAAGGCGATGGGTACTACGAAGGAACTCATCAACTGGCAGACCATTCGCGGTGGTTCGCAGGTCATCTATACCGGCTCCGCTACTTCGCGTAACACTGTCAACGACACCGTCCAGCTAGAGCACGTTCGTACTGCTACCAACGTGCTGCGTAACAACCACGGCAAGTACATGACCTCAATGATCCGCGCTGGTACGGGTCAGGCCACGGAGCCGGTGCAGGCTGGTTACATCGCCGTCACCCACTCCGACATGGACGCTGATCTGCGCGATCTGGACAAGTTCATCGAGAGCCAGCGTTACGGTTCGGGCACGCTCCTGAACGAGTACGAGATCGGTGCTTGCGAAGGCATCCGCTTCTGCCTCACTCCGCACCTTGAGCCGTTCTGGGGTTCGGGTAATCCGACCTTCACGGGTGTTCGCTCGCGTGACGGCGCTGCTGCCGACGTGTACCCGATTGTTGTGATGGCCGAGAACTTCTGGGGCACTACGGAGTTCAAGACCCGCAACTCGTTCAAGCTGGACGTGAATCCTCCGGGCTCCATCAAGAGCGAAACCGACCCGCTGGGTCAGCGTGGCTTTGCGTCGTACGTGTTCTGGTACTGCGCTACCCGCCTGAACGAGCGCTGGGGTGTCCGCATTGAGTCGGCGGCTACTGAATAATCCAACCGACCAATAACTAAGGAGGACATACAAAATGGCTATTTTCACTTCGGAACTGTTCAACAACGGCGGTCTCCCGTACCGCCCCGTTGAGCAAGGCTCTGTCAGTTCCATCACTGCTCGGGTGGTTATCCCGGCTGGCACCGCGCTGCTGAGCGGCGATGTCATCAAGTTCCTGCGTCTGGCTCCCGGTGTTCAGATTGTTCGTACGCTTCTGCGTAACGACGATCTCGACACCAACGCCTCCCCGACCCTTAGCTCCACGGGTCTGGGTTTCCAGCGCACGACTGTTAACGCTCGTAAGGCGTTTGATGCCACTACCAACCCGTACCTGACCGACTCGATTGCCTCGGCTGTTCCAGAAGCAATTCTGGCGGCTGGCTCGGTCGATACCGCTCTGCGCTCGGCCAGCAGCACTCAGACGATTCCGGTTGTTGCAGCTACGGCCGGCACTGTTGACGTGGCAATTGTTCTGGACGCCAACGCGGCTACCAACCCGGCTACGGCTCGTAACCTCGAACTGACGGTTGAGTTCGTTGGTCCGCAGCGCACGCTGGGCGAGTTCTCCGGTGCTAATGTCTATGACTATCAGGACAACAGCTCGGGCATCTAACGGAGTAACACCTCGCCACAAGGACTAGTGGCTAACATAAGACGAGGGGAGGGGGAGGCTAAACACCTTCCCTTCCCCTTTTCTTTTTCAAACCTCAAAATGGGCCAACAACAATGGCCTCGTTTCCATTAAGGAGATCACACATATGAGTAACAAGACTGTTAACCTGAACGGTAAGACCTTGGCTGAGCTGAAGAAGATGGCACAGGCCCTGAACATCTCTGGTCGCCCCACTTGGGGTGAAGAGGATTATCGCCGAGCTATTGTCAATCGCCAGAAGAACAAGGTCGTGGCAAGTGTCGTCAACGACATGAACACCCCCATTCCTCCGGGCTTCGCCCGCATCTCTATTGCCGAGACGGACCAGAATGGCAACGACACCCCCGTTCAGTGCCTTGTGAATAAGTTTGCTACGATCATCCCGCGAGGCGTGATCGTGGATGTACCTGTAGAGATTGTTGACGGTGCTCTCAACGATTGCACTGATTGGATCACCAAGGAAGTGATCGATCCCGCCACTGGTCAGAACACTGATACGCGAATTGAAGTCAAGGCGATTGCTTTCCGAGAGTACAACCGCAACCCCGGTCCTTCGGTCATCAAGTCGCTACTTACCGAAGAAAAGCTGACTGTTCGCAACCAGTATCTTGCTTTGTACGGCCGCTGGCCTACTCGTAAGCAGGAGGCCGAGTTTGCAGCTCTGCTCCGCGAGAAGCTCGGTGATGCGCGTCTTGATGCATTTATCGAAGCCCAGCGCCAGCGTGAGCTGGAGAAGGCCAAGGTCGAAGTGGAAGCCGCCATGGCCCACATGGACGTGGTTGAGAGCGCTCCGCGTAAGCCCGGTCGCCCTAAGAAGGTTGAGTTCAACGACTCGGAAGAAAGCTAACTAACTAGGAGGATAACGAGAGGCGATGGCAACTTTTCTAGAACTTGTCAACAAAACAATTAGATCGGCTGGTGTGGAGTTGGACGAGTTGCTTGTGGGTGACTTCGCCTCTCCCTCCGACCCACTTCAAGCTAAGTTTAAAGAGTGGGTAGCCGATGCTTGGTTCGAGGAACAACTGTCCCGAAAGGACTGGGAGTTCACTCAAAAGCTAGGCCAGACTGACATCAACCCGCGTGTGTTGATTGTCGATGGAGATCACCCCCACACCACTATCGTGGGGGCTACTTTCGAGGGAGACACTTCTGGATTTGAGTTGACTGTCAAAGCAGTTGACATTCTTTCCGGTAGTTTCAACGCTGGTAACGCTCAGGCCATTCTTGACCTTGAGCCCCTCACCTCTAACAACTTCATCCCCGGTGAACTGTTCGATGAAGTTGACCCCGACCCTTTGAATGTGAATGTGTTCAAGGTGCGATGGGAAGCGTATTACGACTTGGTCACGGATACGACAGGCAGCTACGAAGTCAGCAAGTCTTCGTTCTACATCGTTGACCCTGAGACTGGAGCGGATCGTAACCGTCTCAAGTGGATTTCGTTCGAGGAATACCAGAACATAGCAAACCAAGGCACGGGGTACTTCGGAACTCCGACGTACATTGCCGAGACACCTGACGGTCACTATACGTTCTTCCCTCGCCCCAACAAGCGTTACCGCTTGACCTTTACGTACACAACTATCCCCCAGACGCTTGTAGACGATGACGATGAACCGGCATGTCCGGTGGAATATCACGACGTTATCGTGTATCGAGCCTTGATGAACTACGCAGACTACGACGAGAAACCTCAAGTGTTCGCTCGTGCCGAGCGTAGGTACAACTTGTACAAGAACCGTCTTAACGTCAACAAACTACCTGAACTGAAGTGGGGTGCTAACCGATATGAGGAGTGTCAATTCTAAAGTGAACCCTCCGGTAGAACTGGAGAACGACGGGATCACCCTTAACTCCGGTCTTGATCTGGTGTCCTCCAACTTGATGGTGGACAAGGGTGCCCTTCGGGATTGTGAGAACTTTGAGGTTGTGGATCGACTCGGCTATCAGACGGTAGCCGGGTTTGATCGGTTTGATGGATCGCTCTCCCCGGATCAGGTGGAGTTTTGGGTGATGATCTACGAGAACGACACCCTTGGCCCTCCTGACGACCCTCGTAGAATCTTCAACGCATCCAACCAGATACTCGGTGTTGCTATCCAGTCAGGTACTGACAACAGTGACCCGCTGAACCCAATCACCTACGTTGTATACGGAAGAACTGAAGCAGAGCTTGAACCTAGTCCCGGTGACACGGTTACTTGGGACATTAGCCCAATCACTACCGGAACTGCTGAAGTGATTGCAGTCGAGAAGTACAAAGAGTCTACGGTTCCCGCGCTTGCTTACGCAGATGCCTCGGTTCTGTACACCCGATATCAAACGCTGAACGCAGCCCTTCGTTCGCGAATCGACGCGCTGCCTTCTCAGCCCATCGGGACTCATTGGTATCGGGATCGGTTGTACGTTGTGGCTGATGAGGTGGTTGCCGGGCTCACATACCTTGGGCTGGATAAAGTATCCCCTAACGACATCATTGGTTCTGCTCCGTTTGGTACTTATGAGGCTGTCTACCGGGTTCTGTCGGTGGATGAAGCTGTTGACGCGCTGCTGCTTGAGCCGCTAGAGTTCTACAACGGAGCAGCTACGATAAAGTCTCCCAGCGTACCCGCAGTCGGAGACACCTTCTCTGTTCTGGAGGAAGTGCCAAGTGTATTGACCCCCGCGCCTACCGTTATTCTGACGGATGTTGCGGAGTTTGCAGCCACTCAAGAACAAGCGTGGTACGCTGGGCTGTGGCGGTCTAAGCCTGAACCCACTGCTGGCTGGGAATACATCGAAACCGGCTGGAAACTCTCCTACGAAAACGGCTTCTCTTTTTCTAACGAACTCCGAGAAGTCGAGCGCAGTGCCGACAACAACTTTGTGTTCGG